ATAAAACTCTTAAAACGTATTCTGATTTACCTAAAGATGATAAAGGAAATAGTTTAATTGAGGGCGTTATTAATTACACCGATACGGCAGACGAGGGCGACGATTATTTAGCAAGTATTTGCGCTGCTATGTATAACGGTCAATTGTATGTTACGGACGTTTTATATACTAAAGATGGTATGGAGAAAACGGAGCCGGCAACCGCCCAAATGCTAGTTGATAACAACGTGACATTGGCCAAAATTGAGAGTAACAACGGGGGCCGTGGCTTTTCCCGCAACGTTGGCCGGATCATTTGGGAAGATCATAAAACAAGAAAAACAACTATTCGTTGGTTCCACCAAAGCAAGAACAAAAAGGCCCGCATCTTAACAAATTCAACATATGTACAAAACAATATTTATTTTCCTGCTAATTGGCATGATCGTTGGCCGGAGTTCTATAAAGCTATTACGAGTTATCAAAGAGAAGGGAAAAACGCCAACGACGACGGACCGGACGCATTAACAGGATTGGCGGAAATGATGGAAAACCAACCGAGAGTAAGAGAATTATAATATAATTATTTTTGAGGTGATGTTATGAGTTGGAGAAATTATATTTTGCCGCCCGCATTTCATAAAAAAGCGACTGAAATACACCGGGCAATAGTTAAGGTTTTAGGTTTGTCCCCGCAATGGAGTAACCGGGATTATGAGAATTTCGCAAAAGAAGGATACAACGCTAACGTTTGGGTTTATCGTTGTATTCAAGCCGTAGCGCAGGGAGCGGCCGGCGTACCGTGGCTATTGTACCAAGTGGACGCAAAAGGAGAAAAAAAGGAAGTTCCGCAACATGATTTATTAAAATTGCTGCAAAAGCCAAATGAATTTATGAGCCAACAAGAATTATTCGAGTCACTAGTAGCATTTTTATTAATCAGCGGTAACGCATATTTAGACATGAGTTCACCATATACAAACCGCCCGCCGTTGGAGTTATGGCCTTTACGTTCGGATCGTTTAAAAGTGGTACCGGATGCCGTGGACTTTATTAAAGGTTATAACTACAACATAGGCGAAACAACAACTTTTTTAGATAAAAGCCGTGTATCTCATTTGAAATTTTTTAACCCGTTAGACGATTTTTACGGACTATCACCAATTGAAGTTGCGGCCCGTGGTATTGATAATGACAACGCTGCTAATGCATGGAATAACTCATTATTAACCAATGGAGCAAGACCAACCGGCGCATTGTCAACAGAGGAAACATTAACGGAGGTACAATATGACCGATTAGACGAGCAAATGAGTAAAAACGTTGGTAAAAATAATGCCGGTAAAACCTTAATTTTAGAGGGCGGTTTAAAATGGCAAGACATGAGTTTAAGTCCCCGCGATATGGACTTTATAAACTCTAAAAAGATGAGTATATTAGAAATTTGCGCAGCTTTCCAAGTTCCGCCGGAGGTTGTGGGATACGGAGAAAATAAAACGTATGCCAATTACGAGGAGGCCCGCAAAGCATTATACGAGGATGCTATTTTACCAATTTTAGATAAATTAAGAGATAAACTAAATTCAACATTAGTTATTAAATACGGGGACAACCTTTATTTAGACTATGACAAAGATTCTATTGAGGCCTTAAAAGAAAATAGCGACATTAAAGCAGCGCGTATACGTGAGGACTACAAAAACGGCGTTATTACTCTAAATGAGGCAAGGGCGGCCCGAGGTTATGAAGAATTACCGGGCGGGGATACGCATTTAATACCGGGTTCCGTTTGGGTTGTAGATGAAAATAACAATCTAATATTAGGGCCAAAACAAGGGGAACAAAACCCGAAAGATGATCCAGGTAGTAACGATCCAAAAGAGGGTGAGGGTAAGAAGGGCCGTTTTTTTACGGTAATGTAAAAGCGTTTGACATTGAAACGGACGAGGAAAAAGATTTGTTTTTTAAATCAATGGAGAGCGGCCGCAAAAAGTATTATAAAGACGTTGCCGACAGTTTAGAATTATTGTTTGCAGCAGAACAAAAAGCCGTTGTTGCTGCATTTAAAAAAGGTGGAGCCGATGCAGCAGAAAAGGCGATCATGCAAAAAGAAATGCAGCTATTACTTACTAAAGTATATGTTGAGGTTATAGATGATTTCGGAACGCAATTAATGGACCAATTTAAAAAAGATGCCGGGAACGATTTAGAAACAAAGGCGCCAAAAATACCATTAGAAACAGTATTCAAGGTATTTGATAAGTTTGTGCAAAAGTTTATTTCTTCAACAGTTGCAAAAAAAGTTGTTGGCATCAGCTTAACAACTAAATTGAAAATACGAGGCATCATTAAAAAAGGTGAGGCAGCGGGTGAAAGTATCGACCAAATAGCAGCCCGCATTGATGATCTTTATTTAAAACAAATTATTCCTAATCGTAGTGAGGTAATAGCGAGGACGGAAGTTATAGGCGCATCCAACGCCGGAAATAGTTTAGCAGCAGACCAAACAGGCCTAAAACTAAATAAAAGTTGGTTGGCAACCCGTGACGACAGAACGCGAGATACTCATAACGCAATGGACGGGGAAACAGTAGCAAAAGAAAAGCCATATAGTAACGGCCTTATGTTTCCGGGCGATCCAACAGGAGCAGCCGAGGAAGTTATACAATGCCGTTGTACTGAAATATACAAAGTGAGAAAATAAGGGAGGTTTTTTATTATGTCATTTGAAACTAAAAATTTCACGTTTGAAATTAAGGCTAATTTAGAGAAAAATGAGTTTGAGGGGTACGCATCCGTATTTAATTATAAAGATTCCGGCGACGACATTATAGAGCCGGGAGCATTTACAAAAACGATCCAAGAAAGCAAACGCGTTAAAGTATTATGGCAGCACGATCCATACCAACCAATAGGAAAACCAATGTACATGGCCGAGGATAGCAAGGGGTTACACGTAAAGGCCAAAATTTCTCCTACACAATTAGGTAAAGACGTTGTACAATTAATGAGAGACGGCGTTATTGATGAGTTGTCAATAGGTTATAACACAGTTAAGGCCGATTGGGACAATTTAGCAGGCGCTAGACGCATTAAAGAGGTTCGATTATGGGAGTTTTCCCCGGTTACATTTGCAATGAATGACCAAGCCGGCGTTACGGGTGTTAAATCACTTGCAACCGGAATTAGTCGCATGAGTGAATGGATCGACGAGGAATTAAAAGCCGGTAAAGTATTAAGCGAGAAAAATAAAGGCTTAGTAGAGGGCGCAATTAAAGCATTAACGGCACTTTTAGACGCATCGGAAAAAGGAATTGAGCCGCCGGCAGGCACTCAACAACCTAATGAAGATGAGAAGAAAGCCGCCGAGGATATATTAGGCATATTAAAAAATATGCAAGCATTTGCAAGTAACAAATAACAATTAGGGGGTTTGGAAAATGGAATTAAAAGACCTACAAGCACAATTGCAAACGGCCTTTACTGAATTAAAGGCAATGGGCCAACGTTCGGAAGATGAAATTAAAAAATTCGGACAAGCTAGTCAAGAAACAAACGAACAAATTGCAAAGATCAATAAAGAGATGGACAATTTTAAATCTCAAATTGATGAGTTAGCAAAAAAAGCAAACCGCATTAATTTTGAAGGTGGAAAACCTCAAAAATCAGAGGAAGAACAAAAGAAACATGATGCATTTTTCAAGTTCATCCGTAAAGGTATTACGGAATTAACTAGAGAAGAAAAAGCGCTAGTACAAGATGCAACGGGCGATATTTTAGTAACGGCAGACCTTGACAATACTATTTACCGTGCGTTACCACAATTAAACGTAATTCGTGGCCTTGCGTCAGTACGTGGGACTAAATCAGACCGCGTAAGACGTATTGGTATGAACGAAGTAACAACAGGTTGGGGTAAAATCGAAATTCAAACTAATCCTAAATTGGCATCATTTGAAAGTTCATTAACACCAACAGAGACTTACGCATACGTAGAGGATGCATACGGTCTTACTAAAATTGGTGAGGACGAGTTAGAGGATAGCGATTATGACTTAACGCAATACCTAACTGATTCATTCAGCGACGCTTACGCAAACATGGAGGAATTAGCGTTCTTAAAAGGGACAGGCCATGCAGCTATGCAGCCGGAGGGTATTTTAAACGGAACAACAGTTACACGTTTCAACACGGCAACGGCTAATACTTTAGTTGCAGACGATATGATTAAACTTGCGTACCAAGTACCAAGCGTTGCGCGTAAAAACGGCGTATACATGGTTAACCCATTAATTGAGTTAGCTATGCGTCTAATGAAAGACACAACGGGCCAATATTTATGGCAGCCATCATTACAAGCGGGGGCGCCGTCAATGTTTAACGGTAAACCGGTTTATAATGTAGAGCCAATGGATACTGCAACAACAACAGGTAAAGAGGTTGCTATTTTTGGAGACATTAAATCAGCATACCAAATTATTGACCGTAAAGAGGGAGCAATTAAGCGTATCGACGAGTTATACTTAAACGATGGTTTAATTGGGTTCCGTTACAAACGCCGTGTAGGTGGATATGTAAAACGTGCAAATGCTTTACGCGTTCTTAAAATCACTTAATAAATTAATCTCTTAAAAGAGGCCGGGGGCATTGCGCCCGCCGGCTTTTTTCATAGCTAAACAATAAAAAAGGGGGCGTAAATAATGCCGAAATTTAGAGCGTTAATACCATTTACTCATAATTTGAGTACATTTAACCCGGCCGACATTCATTTACATGATATTGACAATGACGAAATGGTTAATATTTGGGCGGAGGCGGGATATTGCGAAATAGTAGGGCCTAGCGATCAAAAAGAAGAAATTGAGCCGGAAACGTCAGAGGCCATTAACGAGGCCGTAGAGGCGCCGGAAGTTGTAGAGGTAGAAAAACCCGAGGAAGTAGAAGAAACGCCTAAAAACGATAAAAAAACAGACAATTCCGTTGATTATGACGCAATGAATTATCCGCAGCTTAAAAAAGCAGCAAAAGAGGCGGGCATTAAAGGCTATAACACTATGAAGCAAGTTGATTTAATTAAAGTATTGAAGGGAGAATAAACCCGATGCCCTTACAAGTCACTTTTACAGGCACGCAAATAGCAGACTATTTACGCATTGATCCAACCCAAGAGGCAGGGACAATTGATATGTTAAAAGATAGCGCTATTGACGAGGCCGAACAATTTTTAAATACAGATTTTTCCGTTGATGGAGTACCAAAAGAGGCGCCCGCGATGGTTAAAGAATGGATACTAAACCGCATTGCTCAAAAATTCGAGAATAGAGGCCAACCCGTTAAGCCGGATTATTCAACATTAAGTAAATACCGCGTTCCAATGTTTAGAGCCGCAACCAATAATAATGTTGTTGCAACGGATACGCCGGAAACTGATATAATTAATGGAGCGGATTAAATGGATATTAACCGTTTAAGGCACCAAATAATTATTGAGGAAAACACCGGTACAATTAACGACGGGGCAGGAAATAAAATTCCTGCATGGCAGACAATGGCCACGGTTTGGGCCGAAGTTAGACCAACAAGCGCTTATGAGGCCGTAATAGCGGATCGTAGGGGCGAATATGTAACACATATGATAAAAATTAGGTATTTGGCCAATTTAAAAAAGGATAAACACCGGGTAAACTACAACGGACGCATTTTTTTAATTCAATACATCCTTAACCCGGATGAGAAAAACATAGAGTTAAATTTGCAATGCAAAGAGGGTGTTAATCCGTGAGAGTAAAGATTAACGCAAATTTTAACGCAGCAAATGCAGACGTTAAACGTTGGAGTCAAAAGAAATTACAGGAAATAAAAGACGTTGTAAACGAAAGTGCTATAAACGTGCAAACAGGAGCCAAACAACGTTGCGCCGTTGATAGTGGGCGTTTAAGAGGATCAATAGCTATTGAGCCGGCAAGCGGCCCGGGTTTTTCTCTATTAGTAGGAACAAAAGTTCAATATGCGCCCTATGTAGAATATGGCACGGGTAAATTTGCCGAGCATCCAACAATTCCGGGACGGAGTACGCCGTGGGTTTATCGTACTAGAAAAGGTTTTTTCTATACAGAGGGCCAACGAGCGCAGCCGTTTTTACATCCGGCGGCAGAGGATGAAAGGCCGAAATTCATAGCAGCTATGAAGGGGGTTTTATCTAAATGAGAGGCCCTTTAAAAACCGCATTATTACCATTGCAAAAAGCGATTTATTTAAGGTTGAAAAATGATTCTATTTTAAAAACTATGGTAAATGAGGTGTACGATGAAGTTGAGGAAGGGGCATTATTACCATACATTCAAATTGGAAACGATACGGTTACATCGTATGATACTAAACTTGACTATGGGGAAAATACCACCTTAACTATTAACGTATGGAGTGCCGGCCCGGGTAAAACCGAGGCAAAAGTAATAATGGACGCTATTTTATCCGCTATTACGGCGACACCGATCATATTAACCGGTTTTACTTTAGAAGGAATTGAAAGGGAGTTCTTAGAAGTATTTAAGGACGACCAAGTTTATCACGGCGTATGCAGATTTAGAGTATACACAAAACAAAATTAATTTTGGGAGGTTTTTTTAATGGCTGATATTTTAGTACAAAAAGCAAGTTTAACAGGAGTAACGCCAACGTTAGTTGCAGCAACGGCAGGCGGAGACAAAATTTTAAATGATGGGGACACGCTATTACACGTTAAAAACGGCGGCGGTTCACCAATTACGGTTACAGTTGCAGCGGTTACGCGTTGTTCTCATGGATCATTACACGATGCAGTAGCAACAGTTGCAGCAGGGGCAACAACTCAAATTGGCCCGTTTCCTCAAAACCGCTTTAACGGAATTGACGGAAAAGTTTCAGTTGCTTACAGTGCCGTAACATCCGTAACAGTTGCAGCAACTACAACAGAAGTTTAATTTAACTTAAAAAGGGGGTTTTACTCATGCGTGGAGTAGATATTTTAATTTATGTTGAAAGCCCAACGTCACCGGGTACATTCGTTGCCGTTGGTGGACAACGTGGGGCAAAGTTTTCCGAAAAATCGGAGACAATTGACGTTACAAACAAATTAAGTGGCGGCTATAAAGAGAATGACTATGGTTTAGGTGAGTGGTCCGTAGATTGCGACGGCGTTTATATCATTGGAAATTCGCAATTGCTGCAATTAAGAGACGCAATGCGTAATAAAACGTTAGTAAAATGCCGTTGGACTGAAACGGGCAACTCAACAATTGATGAGGGTTACGCCCTAGTTACAAGCCGCGAAATTGAGGCACCATATGACGCCGAAGTAACTTATAAAGTAGAGTTAACAGGCACAGGCAAACCAACATTAGTAATGGCACCATAATAAAATGATTTAAAACCCGTCAAATTTAACTATTATGACGGGTTTTTTTATATTAAACTATAAATAGTACAAGCTATTAAAAATTGAGAGGGGTAAACAGGCAATGACAAATTTAACAACGTATAAAAAGGTAGAGTTAAACGGGGAAGAAAGATTATTGAAATTTGATTACAACAGTACATGCGATTTAGAGGACATTTACGGGAAAGGAATTGCGGCGATCTTAACAGAGGAACAAATAGGCTTTAAATTGGTACGTGCTTTTTATTGGGCGGGCCTAAAATGGAAAATGCACGGATTAACAGTTGAAAAAGTGGGCCAAATGTTAGGAAAAGAAATTCAAGAAAACGGCAAGAATGTTATGGAATTAATGGAGCCGGTCATGGACGCCCTTAAAAAATCTAAATTGTTATCAAACGGAAATGAAAAGGCGATTGATGCAGAATATGAAGAATTGCCGGAGGGTGACGAGCCAAAAAACTAAATTCCGGGTTAAATTGGGCCGTTATCAAAGAAATTGCATACGGCCCTTTAAATTTAAACCCGGAGCAGCTAGGAAAATTAACACATGGTGAGTTTTTAGAGTTGTACGATGGTTGGCGTTGGCGTGAAAAACGTCAAATGCAGCACATGGCACAAATGGCCTCATGGTTAACAATGCCACATGTTAAAAAGCCAATTGATCCGCATGAATTTTTGGGTGAGAAAAGGGAAGATAAAAAGAAAACGCCGGAGGAAAATAAAAAAATGGTTGATGATCTTATTAAACAATTGGGGGAGGGTTAACCAATGGCAACTATTAGCGAAATGTTTGTAGAAATTGGGGCTGACGCGTCCCAATTTGACCAAGCAACCCGGGCCATGCAACAAGACATGCGGGAATTACAACGGGATATGCAAACATTAGGTACAAATATTACCGGTAGTTCGTCCCGTATGTCCGATAGTTACAGGCGTATGAGTTCCGAAATGAGAGCCGCATTTGATGAGCAACGGAGAGCGATGCAACCGTTTAGAGAGGCACAACACGAGATTGAATACGGTTATTTCCAAATGGCGCAAGGAATGGGCAATTATAGCGGATCAACTCAACAGTTTATGGACGATTTAACCGAAATGGGAAATAGGCATAGACAGATTAACGATCAAATGATAGCGAATAACAATATGTTGCGTATGGGTTTTATACAAGGTATTTCCGCAATGTTGGCCCGTAGTACGGCAAGTTCTAAAATTGCAGCCAATTTTGATCGTATGCGCAACCCATTATATAGGGTTAATAACGGTCTGTTAACTGTAACGGGTAACATGGAAAGAATGGCAGCAAGAGGGCAACCGGCAGCATTGGCTTTACGTATGTTAGGACCAACCGCCAATATGAAGAAATTAATGGACATGACAAGGTTAATTAGTGCCGGATTAATGCGAATGAATAGCGTTGCATTAGTTGCCGCAGCAGGTACGGCAATGTTATTCACAGGACTTGCAAAAGCTGCAATGGATAGCGTGCCGGGATACAAAGAGGCCGTAGGGCAAATGGGTTCCGCCGTCCGCGAGGCTTTCCAACCAATGGTTGAAGTGTTCGCAGCGGTTACAAAGCCAATTATTGAATTGATAACTCACGTCGCTAATTTAGCGAATAAATTCAATGAGGCGCATCCAATGCTAGCGAAAATAATACAGGGCTTTTTAATGCTCATTCCTTTACTAATGCTTATATTATCCCCGTTGGCCATTGGTATTGGTTTATGGGCCGGGTTACAGGCTGCAATGGCGTCCGCATGGGTGTTAATTGGTCCGTTAATTACCGGATTAGGCGCAATGATGGGCACCGTTTTAATTGTTGCCGCAGCAATTGCCGTATTAGTTGCCGCCGTTGTTCTTTTATGGCAGAAAAACGACGCGTTTAGAGCGGCGGTTATAGCTGCATGGGAATTTATAAAAACGTCAGCGTTGGCAATATGGGAGGCTATAAAAAAAGCGGTTACGGTTGCAATTGAGGCATTAGTTAAATTTGGTTCACAACAAATGGACAAATTTAAAAAGTTTTGGGATACAAACGGCGCAGATATTAAAGCGATTGCGTCAGCGGTTTGGGGTTTTATTCAAAATTATATTAAAGGCGTAATGGATGTTATAACATCAGTAATGAAGGTTGCATGGCCAATTATAAAAACACTTGTCCAAACAACATGGGAGGCAATGAAAGTTATTATAGGCGGAGCGATTGACATTATTTTGGGGATCATCCAAACATTTATTAAATTATTTAAGGGTGATTGGTCCGGCGCATGGGAAAGCGTAAAAGGCGTTGCAAGTTCTTTCATTGGCATTATTACCGGTTTAATTAATATTGATTTCGTACAAACGATCATATCAGCAATTACAACATTTGTAACAAATATGGTTAATAAAGCAACCGGGTTATGGACAAGTATTAAGAGCGCATTTACAACAGGTGTTTCCGATGCAAAAGAGTCCGTAACAAGTGGATTAAATGGGATCGTTTCATTTATTACCGGATTAGGGACAACGTTTTATAATGCCGGAAAAGGTTTAATTGATATGATGGCACAGGGTATTGAAAATGCAGCAAGTAAAGTTGTTAGCACCGTTAAAAAACTTGCGTCAGACGTCCGAGACTTTTTACCATTTTCACCGGCAAAAACCGGGCCATTATCTGATTTAGATAAATTAGATTTCGGAGGACCTATTTCAGATAGTTTAACAAAAGGTATACCGCAAGTTAAAAGATTAATGAACAATATGTTAACTATGCCGGAAATTAATGGGCCGGGAGTAGCTGCAACAGGCGGCGACACGTACCAAGTAAATGTTGCATTACATGCCGATGATATAAACCAAATGCAAAGCATTTACGACTTTTTCGACACATTCAAACAGACAAAGAGAGCAAGGGGGTAACACCATGCCAAGAGATAATTTTAAAGTTGGGGAATTGCTTAATAAGCGTTCCCTTTTTTCTAAAACATGGATCAATTTTGACGGATCATATACAACACAACTTTATAATACGCATGTGCATTTCGAGGATTACGAGGGTAATTTGCACAACATTAATACTGATTTAACAGACGAGGCCGACTTATTCGACTATGCAGGCCCTATTGAGTTATACGGTAAAGACTTACTATTAGAAACGATTGAAAAGTCCCAAACAGACTTACAAGCAAACAAATTAAACCGCGATAATTACGATTTTCAAGGCTTAAACGTACCATTTTTAGCTAAAATACCACGTAATTTTAAAAGAGGGTACCAAATAGGACACGGAGACGTATTTTTACATTACAAGCCAATTAACGCAAGTCCGGCAACGGGTATTATTGACGACGAAAATAAAAATTGCGTTCACTACCAAGACGTATGGAACGATGCCGACGTCTGTTTAGAATTAAAAAACAATGGAATTAAAGAAACAATTGTACTAAAAACAGATAAAGCGCCAAACACTTTTACATTTGAGGTAGACGGCCCATTAGAGGATGATTTAACGGCCGGTACATTGCAATTAATGCCGGCATGGTTAGAAGATGCAGCAGGAACAAAAAGAGACGTAAGCCAAACAGTAAGACGAGTCGGAGACGTAACATATATTGATTTAGAGGCAGATTTAGACGGTTTAGTTTATCCAATTTACATTGATCCAACAACTACATTGCAACCCGATCCAACGGCGGGAATTGATACACAAATAGGCAGCAGCACCGGCGGACCGTCTAACTTAAACTATGGTACGTCAACTACTTTACGAGTAGGGACAACAACCCAAACCGATATTTGGCGATCAATGATTAAATTTGATTTATCTTCTATTCCGTCTCAGTCGCTCGTATCGAGTGCATATTTTAATTTACTTAGAAGTGGTTCTTTTGATTCAACAACCCAAACAATTGACGTCCAAAGAATACTAGACGATTGGAACGAAAGTACCGTTACATGGAACACGCAACCGAGTGTTACGGGTACGGGGTTAGTTACTTTTACAGTTGCGGGGTCAAGCCCGGGAAATGTAGATATTACAACATTTGTCCAAAATTGGTTAAACGGAACATATCCAAACTATGGTTTTAAATTATCATCTCATAGCGAAATAACAACAAATACATGGAAAGAGTTTTATTCATCGGATGCAGGGTCCGCCTTTAGACCTTCATTAACCGTAATATACAACGCGCCACCTACAAAACCGTCATTATTAACACCGGACGGCGGGGAAAATATTAATAGTACATTTAATATTACATGGTTCGCATCAACAGACGCCGAAGTTGCTCAAAGTACGATTAAATACCAAATTCAACTTAGTACAAACAACGGCAGCACATGGAAAGATATAGTACCATTAACGGCACCGGGCCAAACGTCTTATACTTACGATTTTATCAATGAAACGGCAAGTTCTACATGTTTAATTCGTATTAGAGCGTATGACGGCACTATTTACGGAAATTGGGACCAATCAGCGGGCGTATTTACTATTGAGCATAATTTGGCACCAAATGCGCCAATAAACCTTAATCCAACGATCGGTATAAAAGACAGAGCTGCAATTAATCGTTTGTCGTGGACTCATTCAGACTCAAATACAAACGATCCACAAAGTAAATTTGATTTACAATGGAGGTTGCAAGGTTCCGGCACATGGAACACGGTAACACAAACAACAACAAATAATTATTGGGATGCACCGGCCAATACGTTTCCTGCAGGCGTGATTGAGTGGCAAGTAAGAACATACGATCAAACGGGATTAGTTGGGCCATATAATACAGTTGTTGCATTTACGGCAGCTAATAAGCCGGCGGCGCCAACATTTATTACACCGACAAACGGGGCGACGATTCCAACGGCAAGGCCCGTTGTACAATGGAGTAGTCCGGCGCAAACTGATTACGATTTACAAGTATTAGACGCAACGGGAGCAACTATTTTATGGCAAGATACAAAAACAAGTACAAACAAAGCCGTAACCGTTGGCATTGATTTATCTAATTCAACTACTTATAAGCTGAAATTGGCCGTTAAAGATGCCGGGGGACTATGGAGTAATTACACGACAATTGATATAAACGTTTCATACACGGCGCCGGCAAAGCCAACCGTTAACGTGACAAAAGACGATTTGAGAGGATCGGTTGCATTAGAAATTAAGAATTTAACGCCGTCCGGTACGGTTCCGGCCGTTTCAAAAATGGACGTTTTCAGAAGGGGTACCGACGGCAATTTTATCCGTATTGCAAAAGATTTAGTTGCAGACATTGCATATACAGACTCTAAAACGGCAACGTTAGATTTTACGGGTAAAGTTACGACGTCAACAGTTGAAAACCCAAATATTTTTTGGACGAAATTAAATCAAACATCTTTAATTGATCCATCCACAATAGCGGATACAATTTCCCAAGTAGCTATTGATAGTATTAAGACTTTAAACGGGGCAGTAGATACTCGATCAACAACAACAAACCTAGCATACGGGCAACAAGCATTTTCATTTGACCTTGTAAAAGGTATTGAAAGAGTGTTCGGTACAATTCCAGGGACTTTATTAGCTGATAAAGTTCAATTTTTAATAGATAAAGTCAAAAACCTTACATTTGATTGGTGGGGTTACGGGAGCGGGCCAAGTGGCGTTAAAGTTTATACAAGCATGTGGAGAAATACAACAGGTTGGTATACACCGGCTACTCATTCAAATTCAACAGTTACAAAATTATCGAGAGCAAGCGCGCAGACAAGCATTTATATAACTAGCGACGGGTTTTTACATGGTTTAGCATATGCCGATCCGTCAAACGGCACTATTTTATCATCAGTATCAACAGATTATGCATCCTCTACAATTGATATTGATTATGTGGGCCTTAAAACAACATTTACGGACTATGAGGCAATACCAAATACAAACCAAGATTATTTTGCAAGAGTATACGGAAGTAACGGAACGTTTACAGATTCCGACATTATCACGGTAAATGTTGGCGTTGAATTAACACAACTTTCATTGGTAAGCGATCCAACAAAAATCGTTACAATGCGAAAAGGCACAACTTTAAGCAAGAGCAGCAGCGTTGAAAGTGAAAAAATGCAATTTGTGGGCCGTCCGTATCCATTAACGGAATTTGGAACAAACAAGGAAAGCCAATTTGAATATAAATATTTAATTTTCAGTTGGGCAGATTTACAAATGATTGAATTTTTAGCAGCAGCGGGCGAAACGTTGTTATTACGTGATAATTTAGGCCGCAAAGAGTATGTAACTGTAACCGAAATACAAATAGACGAGGGTCCTATATGTTGGGAAATTAGCATTAAGCCGGAAAAAGTTTATTACGTCGAGGGGGTTTAATATATGTTGCAATTGGCCCGTGGCGGCTTTACAGACGATCAAATAAAGGACGCGTTGCACGGTAAACGCGGCAGCCGTAAAATTCGCTTTAGATATGATTTATTAGATAAGAATGAGAACAAAAAGCAGACATTGACAAGCGTTATTGGCGGAGAAGTTAAGTTTTCCGCCCTTAACGATATTAAAAGGACGGCATCATTTACAATTAAAGACGATCCGGCCATAAATTGGTTGAGCGATAGGATACAACCATTTGTCGAGGTATTAATTAATAATACAAGTTGGGTTGAGTTCCCGTTAGGTGTATTTTTACCGTCAAGTCCAACAAGGGACGACACAACAGGCGGGGCCATTCGATCCGTTGAGGCATACGACGGGTTAACCATTCTAATTGACGATAAATTAGCAGACATTTACACGGTTACGGCAGGGACCAATATTAAAACGGCCGTAATTGCTATTTTAACAGGCGCAGGAATAACAAAATATATCATTGAGGATACGACAAAAACCGTTTCAATAGATATGCAATACGAGGTTGGAACGCCTAAAATTAGCGTAATTAATGACCTTTTAAGCCAAATTAACTTTACGCCAATAAGAGTGGATGTTAACGGCTATTTTACAAGCAATTCCTATATTTCACCTAGTTTAAGGCCTATTGAATACACGTACAAAGACGATGAATTAAGCGTAACTTATAGGGGTATGCAAGAGGAATTAGATTTGTTTGATACACCAAACCAATTTATTGTTGTCCGTACCAATTCAGAGGAAACACCGTTAAAAAGTGTATATACAAACAGTAATGCAGCAAGTCCAACAAGTACCGTAAGCCGTGGCCGTACAATAGTTGATTACAGGGAAATAGATAATATTTCGGATCAATCAGCATTAGACAGTTACACGCAGCGTATAGCGTTTGAGGCGTCGCAAGTTTACGGAAAATTAACCTTTGAAACGGCAATTATGCCCATGCACGATTATTACGACATTTTAAAAATCGAATACGGCCCATTAGGTGTAAATGACAAATACACGGAAACGAGTTGGTCAATACCGTTAGAGGTTGGGGGCCGCATGAAACATGAGGTAAGAAAGGTTGTGAGTATCTAATGTTAACGCCAAACGACTTTTTAGACTTAATGGACGAGAAAAAAATAGATAAAACTGTTAGGTTCGGGAAAATTGATCCGTCCCACGTGAGCGGGCGCCCTAAAGTATTATTTGATGGGAATAGTACAGTTAGTACAAAAAAATTTCCTTACGTTTCAAGCTATACGCCGGCGGCAAATGATAGAATTATAGTTTTAAAAAATGTTATAATTGGAAAAATTGTCTAGGACAAGCACTCTAATTCAAGTAAAATATAATTACATGATTATATTTTGAGGATGTTAGGGGGGAGAGTATGAGCAATGAAAACAATAACGGCATCCGTGAAATTGACATTATCATACAGTTAACGAGATTAGAGGCAAAATTAGACGCAATGGGAGACGTTCGGGACGTTGCAAAAGATTCTTTAGCATCATCAAAAAGCGCTCATTTACGCATTGATAAAATTGATCGTATTATTTTTTGGGCGGGTACAATCATTATTGGCGCACTTGCAACCGGGGCAATTAGTTTATTGTTTCAGTTGTAAAAAAATAAAAAAAGAGGGGAAGTTTTATTATGTCAGTATCTTTAAACGGTTTACATCCTTATGTTAAAGCGAAAACAGAGCAATTGATTAAAAACGCAAATGCGCAGCTTAAAAGTTATAAAATGATTATTACGCAAGCGTACCGCAGCAAAGCAGAGCAGGACAAGCTATACGCGCAAGGCCGTACTATTCCGGGTAAAATCATTACAAATGCAAAAGGCGGAACGTCAATGCATAATTACGGTTTAGCGATTGATTTTTGTTTAGTTGATCCAACAGGAAAAAAGGCAACATGGGACATTAAAACAGACTTTGACAAAGACGGCCAAGCGGATTGGTTAGAAGTAGTCAAAGAGGCGAAAAAATTAGGGTTTGCATGGGGCGGAGATTTTAAAACGTTTGTTGACTACCCGCATTTACAAATGTTAGGCGGATTAACTGAAAAAGAAGTTATTGCAGGAAAAAAACCGGTATTCCCGGAGGATAAAGTAATTGTAACCGTTAAAGCAGGGGACACAACAAGCCAAATTGCAGCAAAATACAAAGTTACATTGGATACGATCAAAAAATTAAACCCGGGTATTAATGTTAATTTGATTCATCCGGGCCAAAAAATCAGAGTGAAATGAGGCGTTTTAAATGAAAATGGATAAAGCTAGTTTAATTAGAACAATCATTTTAGCGGTTGCGTTAATTAACCAAGTATTAGTTAGTTTTGATAAGTCGCCGTTACATTTCAACGATCAACAAATTGACCTAATCGTTTCAACGGTTTTTACAATCGTAACGGCACTAATTGCATGGTATAAAAACAACTATGTAACGCGTAAGGGCCTAACTCAAAAAGCCGTTTTAAAAATGCATGAGGAACAAGTGAAAAAATAGCAGCAGCAAGGGGCAAAAAATAATTTGCCTCTTTTTTGCATAAAAACTGTTTACAATGTATACACTTTATTGTAAGATGATTACAAGGTAAACAAAAACAAAAAGGGGTTGGCGAATTTGGGTAAAAACTTTTACGGTACGGTAACAGATGAGTTAGGGAAAGTTACTAAAATGAATGTTGTAGCAGAAGGTAAAGAGCAAGCGATCGAGAAGATAATGGAAACAATTTGGAAAAAAGACTTTAATAGATATATGAGAATCGAAAAAGTAGAAGTAATAGAAGGAATTTAAAAAATGGCCCGAGGCAGCAGATGCCCGGGCCTTAAAAGGTGAAAGCACTTTACAACACGGAGGCGGTACACCATGAAAAAGTATAGTGTTAACTATTTTAATGGCTTAAACATCGTTAAAGAAATTATTGAAGGTGAGGGCGCGTTAAAAGGGATTAACGAAAAAATCAAAATTAACCGTTGGGAATTAATTAAAACCGTGGAAATTAAAAGGCGTGGCCGAAAATCAAAAATAGAAAAGGGGTAATTTAATGAATATGCCGTTTACTTTTATTTATTTGGTTTTATTTTTTGGATCGTTAGCATTTGGAGCAATTGCAGGAGCTTTATATTTTAGAACAAAAGAAACGCCGGCAGCACGTTTTTTTAAAAAGTATTTATGGATGTAATGGGTATTCTTATTGGAATTGGGTTTTTATTAGCTGCATTATTAGAAATTTTGTTATAAAAAAACCCGTTGGCGGCGATCCAACGGGCAGAGGGGTAAATAATGCGCCGAACAATTTAGGCGGTTGAGCGGCTTAAATTCATTATATGTTATGGTTGCCGTTTTAACAACGGAAGGGGGAGTAATTCAGCATGAAAAATTACGATGAGTTTTTAGAAAGCTGCATTGAGGATGTTATGAGCCATTCAGTAGAAACAGTAAAAAAAGTTTTTCCGTTATACACTAAACAATCATTAGCTATTCGTTGGGGCGTTGACCGTCAAACCGTCCAAAATTGGAGTGTTAGGCATACAGATTTTTGCCAACCAATAGAGGGTATTGTAGAGGGCGGCGGATCGTATTACCCGGCTTACGAGGTGGAAAAATACGAACAAATTAGGAGGTTAAATATTGCGCGTTAAATTATTAAAGCGTCTAAATTTAATAGGCGCTTTAATTTGTCTAATTGGGTTATTTATTTTGTGGTACATTGCATAAGATATGGAGGTAAATATGGTAAGAGGAAAATTTCACGGTCATAGGAACACTAAATTTTATAGAATTTGGCAAAATGCAAAAAGTCGTTGTGAAATAAAAACCCATAGAGACTTTCATAATTACGGCGGTAGGGGTATAACTTTTTTGGATCATTGGGAAGATTTTATTAATTTTAAAAATGATATGTACGAAAGTTATTTAGACCATGTAAAAATTTATGGAGAAAATAACACTACTTTAGACAGAATAGACAATGAAAAAGGTTATTTTTTAGGTAATTGCCGTTGGGCAACTTATTCCATTCAAAATTACAACAGACGGAATAACAAAAGATTTATAGCTATTTCGCCGGATGGGATAAAATACGAAGGTTTAGGGTATACAAAGTTTGCTCTTTTACACAATTTAGAGCCATCAAATGTTAATCGTTGTTTAAACGGAAAAAGAAAACAAACAAAAGGTTGGACGTTTAAAATTAAGGAGGAAAATAAAATTGAAAATATGTCCTAACTGTCAAAACGAAATGACTAAATTTAGTAAAGGGATGCAATTTTTCACATTCTTAATTGTTAGTTTTATCATTTGGCCAATGATCTTATTTTTACCATTCGTTCCGTTTTTACCGGTTCGTTATAAGTGTAAAAGCTGCAAGAAAATGTATACAGAAAAAGAGTTAAGCCGCCCGGTATAAATTTACCGGGTTTTATTTTTGTGGATCATGCATCTTTTACATATCCGCCGCATAGCTATATAGCAAGACGCGTTGCAGCTAATTAGCTAACACAAACCGCCGGGAAAATTCCGAGCGGTTTTTTTATTGGGTACGTGCATCAAATGATATTAGCGCTCATATCGTATAAAAACAAAGAAAGGGGGCAAACGCCTAATGAAAGAGAAAAACCGTTTTTCTAAACCCGTTGCCTTTAATTCTAAAAATGCAGAGGATCAACAAATTTTAAAGCGTGTAAAAGGCCGAAATTTTAGCGGATATGTGAAAAAATTAATACTAGCAGACATAAAGGAGCGGGAAACGTTAAAAGCCCAAAATGAGGCATTTAAAGACGTTTCAGAAGATGAGCCAATAAAAGAAGTTGTAAAAGAAAATAAGCCATTAACGGCAGCGGAGAAAATAGCAAAAATGAAAAAAGAATTAGAAAACAAAAAACCGGACATTGCGCCCGGCCCTAAAATGTTTAATTAGTCTTTTTTCAACATATCATTAACGGCTAGGCCCACGGCATAACCAACAATTAAAGCAGCTATAAACATTAATATCATCCTTTCTAACATCAACGTACTTTTATTATGGCCCGGCATCAAAATTTTTATACAGGGGGTTTTAATAATGGCAAAGGTTCAAACAATGAGTATTAAGGAATTTATGAGCGGCGATTATAAACGTATTAAAAAAGGTGATAGCAGCATAACGGCGGTTACAAAAACAGTTGCAGCAATTACACCGGCATTGACTTTAATTGGTCCGAAAATCGTATTAGGCGAAACGATGGATGGCACGTTTGGCAATGTTTACGAGGCGATCATGAGGGCGTTTGATGCGGGCGTCGTATTAGTTCTAATTTTTGCCGGGGCGTCATGGGGTTTAAATCACCGTACAAAGGCGATAGAAATTATTATAGGCGTCTCATGCGGTTATATACTTGCACGTCATGCAATTGATATTAGAGATTTTTTAAAGGGTATATAAGTTATGGCTAAAAAGAAGAAAAGCAACATTAAAAAAGTTATTAAGGCGGTTAAAGCTGCAAATAAAACGACAGATAAAGCGATTAAAAAAATCTCTAAATTATGGGGGTATAAATAATGAAATTTCGATTGAGCGGCGGGTTTGGGGAATTATCCCCGGTTAGAGAAGGCGTTCATAACGGAATAGATATTGCCACACCATCCGGGACGACATTGCGCAGCGTTACGGACGGAGTAGTTGAAAGGGTTGTAGATTATGGCACCAAAAATATTGGTAAAGGCGTTGTTATTCGTACACCAAACGGCGAGCACCATATATACGGACATTTAAGCCAAATTGACGTATTTAAAGGGCAGCGCATACATCCGGGCGACGTTTTAGGAGCAACAGGAAATACGGGCCATTCTCACGGCGCACATTTACATTTCGGGATACAAAACGCAAAAGGCACGTTTATTGATCCAACAGAATATGCAAAGTCTTTAAGTGAAATGGCCGGGAACGTGGACCACCAAACAGTATTAAAAATTGCTGAAAACATTCATAGTCACGGTTGGATAATGGATAAAATAAATCATTTTTCGGATAAAGTGGTAAATAAGGAAAACGAAATTATAATAGGTCCGGTCATTAAAATGTTTAAAGATTTAGGGGAGGCGTTTTGGGGTTGGTTCGTGCTGCATCTTCCAAATATTATGGGTTATGGAGCAATGGCAACCGGCGTATTTATAATATTAGGGGCCATGTTTGGAAAAAGCGGCATGATAAAACCAATTGCAATATACACGGCCCTATTAATAATTGCTTTATGTATATTAGGAGGGGTATAAATGACGATCCACGGCGATAATTTCACGATTAAAGATATGAATAACCCAAATGCGCCAATGATTAAAGAACAATATCTTTATCCGGTACCGTATGCGGGGAACGTCCCCGCTTTACCGGTTAAACGATCACTTTTTAAAAAGAAACAATCTTATTCATTCAAAGAGTTTTTCCAGGTAGAAAAAAATAAAATGATTGTTTATAAATTAACGCCTCATGCAGACGTTACGAACAATAATAAAAGGTTGTGGCGATCCATTTATAAAATGTATGAAATGTATGAAAGTAATTCAAGCCGCACGGAACGAAAAGGAATTTTTAAATTTAGATATAGAGAAAAGGATTATTTTTGGTTTGATGTTGTATTTAGACAAGTGAACGGACAAAAAAGAATTGAATTTTTTGTATCTACAACAGAATACCAAGCGCAGAAATTAAAAAGAAAAATTGAGAATAAAATGAGCGTTACAATGAGTGAGGCGACAATCGAAGATTTACACATACCGTATGAAAATACAATCGTACAGGAAATGAAATACTTAAAGCATGATATTTTTAGTTTGAATACAAATTCCAATGATGTTAAAACGCCAATAGGTAGTATTTTAAGTACGGTTGACGAATTGCAATATGACGGAGACGTTGCACGTATGAGCATATGCGCAGAGGCCGAAAACCGCAATAAATGGGTTAAAAATGCGCAATGGGCGTATGAAAAATTGAGCAAGGGGAAAATTCCACAAAGGGCCAATGTAGACGGTAAACGCATTGCAACAGGCGCAAAAATAGGTATTGCCGGCGTTATTAATGAGATTAACGATTTATTAACAGATACTTTCCAAGCGTTAGCAAATTCGTTTTTTAAGAGTGAAAAGAAATTTGAAAAGGAAAAAATGATTAAAAAAGCATATTCGTTAGAGGATGAAATAGGCAGCAGCCGTTTTAGTCACGAAAAAGGAAACCAACCCGTTTTTAAAACTCATATTCGCGTTGCTGCACATTCAGCGGACCGCCTAACACGCGAAACGATAAGCGAGACATTAGCATTATCAACGCAAGATTTGAGCGATTCAAACGAATTAAACGGCATTAAAATTAAAATTAATAGTTCACGTACAAAAGAAATTTTAACGGAATTAAACACATTAAATTTAGGTATGAAAACAAAATATGATCCAAATGTAAATTTAGTGAGCACGGATGAATTAAGCAAATTGGCCCTAATGATGCCTAACAAAGAGTTACAACGTAAGTTTGCAGATGCGTTGAACGCGAAAAAACGCGTTGAGGTTGAAATACCGGCAGCATTAAGAGATAGTAACGGTATTTATTTAGGCAACGCAGAATTAAAAGACCAAGTAATACAAATTTATATGCCGGTAAGTAACCCGGATGAGTTTTACAAGGGTTATGTATTTATAGGAGGGCAAGGGGCCGGGAAAGATACGGCCGTTATAAATTGGGTTGTAGAGGGTAATTTAAAGCACGGTATTAGCTTTATTATCCCGGACGCAATTGTTGAGGAAGGAAAGCGAGGAATGGCCGACGGAATAAGAGACGCTTTACCGCCGGAAAATATTATTGATCTTAATTTATTTGACGACGATTTCACTCCGGCGTTAGATTTAACAGAGGTTGTTAAAGCATTAGGGCCAAATGGGGCGGATCGTTTTGCAATGGAGATGATTGACTTTTTACAAATTGAGGGGTTGAGCCGATCCGAAAAGTATTTAACAGATGCAGCAAAGGCAGCCAACGGCAGCTTATACAATATTAAACGCATTATTGAGGACGAAAATTATAGAGCGCAGCGCATACAAGAATTAATCGAGGAAGGACAATTGCGTTTGGCCCGCGAGTTGTTAGCATGGGGACCAAATGAAAAGCCGGGGAAAGATGAGGAAGGCGGCCCGTATTTAGGTAATAAAGCAGATGCAATTTTACACCGTCTTAATAGATTTTTCGGGACCAATAAATTATTTGATATTTTCGCCCAAGAACCAATTGAGGGGTTAGATTTCGCAAAGTGGATGAAAGAGGGAAAAGTAATTATTTTACGCGTTCCAAATGGCAAAGGGTTCGGAGAATTTGCCGTTAAAATATTAGTTCATTGGATCACGTTAAAGGCGTTTATGACACGTATTTTAATGAGCAAAGAGGACCAAAAAAACGGTTGTTTCATGATATTTAATGAGCCGGAGCAATACGAAAGTGAAGGACTTACAAAATTAATGGGCCGTATTGGTACCGAGGGAAGAAAAGCGCGTTTCGGCTCAATCTATGCTTTTCATCATTGGAATAAATTAGCGCATAGTTTGCAGGAAAATTTACAAGGTGGAGGCGTTCAACAGTTTTTATTTTATAACGATCATACAAATACATTTGATAAATCTAAACATAGATTTGAGGAAACAATATCCTTAGAGGACGCATATAAAACGCCAATGCATCATGCAATAGTTAGTGTTAGGGCCGGGGGAGAGTTGCAGCCGGCATTTTTATGCCATATGAGGCCGCCGGTTAATACGCCTTATGATAACTCATTCTTAACAAAACGCCATGCCCGCATGTATGGCCGATCATGGAAAGAATTGCAACAAATTATATAAAATTAAGTGTTTACAAAATAATCAATTAATGAGTATAATTGTTTTACCGGTACGGGCAATACGATGCGCACGTATGGCCCGTTTATATTTTTCGTTTAAGTATTTTGTTTTATTTTAACCTTATTTCATTAACTGAATTACCTTTTATTTATCCGCTTTAAATGTAGTAAAATACTTATATTTACATTTCATACGGTTAGTTGCGGAAACAATTAACCAAGCATTGCAGGGTATTTGATAATACTTTGTAATACATTCTTAGTATTTAAACAGTCTCGACAACTGTCTAGTTCAAACGAAACCCATTTTTAATGGGTCTTTTTTTATGCACTTTTTGATATATAATTGAATTGTAACAAAATTTAGATAAAATGGGGGTTTTACAATGAATGAAGGTTTAAAAGTTACAGGACGCATTAAAGTTGAGCACATTAGAGATGGCCAAGTCATTTCAATAATGGAAAGAGACAACGTTATTACAACGGTTGGAAAAAACTCATTAGCAAGTTTATTAAATTCAGCAAGTGCCGGCACGTCATTAGTAACGCATATTGGTTTTGGTACGTCTAGTACGGCCGTTGCTGCATCCGACACAACATTAGGCACAGAATTAACAACGGGCACGTATTCCGGTTATGCACGACAAGCGGTTACACGTTCAAACCCAAGCGGAAACGTTATAAGATACGTTGCAACATTAACAGGCGGAACAGGCAACCCAACAATACAAGAGGTTGGGTTATTCAATGCAGCAACGTCCGGTACATTATTTGCTCATCAATTAACGGGAGCCGTTAACCTTGCGAGTGCATCCGATAGCTTACAAATTACATGGGACGTTACATTAAACTAATGTTTTATTATTTAGTTGATAAAATAGGTGACGGATCGAAAAGCAACCCGTTTAGGCCCAATTATGAGGGTTCATTCGTTGGACTTATAATTAATGATAAATTTTTAATTGGGATAAATGAGGACGTCCCGGAATTGAATAAAATTGACGATTTAGAAACGTTTTGTAATGACAATCAATTAAATTATGCAAACGTCTTAACATGGTTTGTAGGTGATTAGAAAATGACTATTGTTGTAAAAGATACCGCAACCCGGGCAAATACCACAGCATCCCCAACCGGTTTGGGAAATACTGAAACGGGCCAAACGTGGGTGCAATTAAAGGTTGGCGGCGGTTGTACTCCTTATATAAATAATAATCAAATTGTTATATCAGGGGCATCCGATGGGGGTATGATTGCAAATGCCGGCGTTAGTGATGCTATTGTACAAGCTGATTTTATTTTTCCGGCCGGGGGCCAACAATTAGTATTTAGGGCCGGCCCAAGCAATAGCCAATACTTTTTTGTAGAGTACACCGGCACAGGGTTAGACATTTATATTTATAGTGGTGGTTGGTCAAATATTGGTACAACGCCGGTTACGCTCGTTTCCGGCGATACTATTAAGGTTAAGTGTCAAGGCACAACAATTACCGTATATAAAAATAGTACACAACTTACAAGTGTAACCTCATCATTTAACCAAACGGCAACATATTTTGGCATGGCAGCCGGGGCGGGTAGTCCGATATATGACAATTTCCAAGTGGACGACATGCAAATAGACACCGGCGGAAATGCTTATACAAAAACGTTGAGCGATACTATAACAGGATCGGAAACGATTGTAAAAGCACCAAAAAAGAGTTTGCCGGAAAACGTAACGTTATCAGAGGTTTTGACAAAAGCACCAAAAAAGAGCGCAGCCGACGCAATAACAATTACGGAAACCGTTGTAAAAAAACGGACATTCGCAATTATTGATACACTTAATACAAGTGATAGCTTTACTAAGTTAACGGGCAAAGCGGTTATTTTATCGGATGCAATTGCTATTACTGAAACGATCCGCAAAACATCCTCTAAAGTACAAAACGATACTATAACAGGATCGGACGGGGAAAATAAAGCGGCTGCAAAACGGATTAATGATACATTAACGCCAACGGACGCAATAAGCACAATTGGCGGTAAATTGGTTTTATTATCCGATTCTATTACATTAAGCGACGGGGCCATTAAAAAGGCATTATCTAAATTCCAAGCCGACGCAATAACAGGCACGGACGGAGAACAAAAGGCAGCAAACCGCAAAATTAACGATGCAATTGCAGCTAGTGACGCATTGAGCGTTTTTAACGGTAAAACGGTTATTTTAAATGATGCCGTATCTTTTACCGATACTATTAGAAAAAGCGTTGTAAAAAGCAAGTTGGAAACGTTAGGAATAACGGAAACGGCAGCAAGAGGGGCCAATATCAGCGTTAAATTATTTGACGTTGTTGTTTTATCCGATGCAATTAATGTATTAATGCCTAATAAACCAATTTACAAGCAGCTTATAAAAGGTGATTTAATCATAAATAGAATGTTTAACGGGGAAATTATCGTTAATCGTAAAAGCAACGGGGAAACAATTATCATTAGACAAGTAAAAGGAGATTTATTTTTGTAGGGGGTGGATCATGGAAAAGGTTTTATTGGGTAGTAACGGCGTAATATTCGAGGAAACCATTAAAGATGCAGCGGGAATAGTTGTATTAGACAATGCAACCGTTACTATTTATATTCAAAACGGAACAATTACGATTAATAAAACGGCCCAAATTACAAACGCGTCCGCCGGCATATGTCAGTTTGAAATATTAGAAACAGATATACCAAATAGAGGGAAATATGATTATTGGGCCGTTGTTAATTTGCCTAATAATAAAAAGTATCCAAGTTTTAATAAATCTTTCCAAGTTGTTTAACCCGATAGAAATTATCGGGTTTTTATTTTTTTATTGACTTTTTATTATATAATTAAATTGTACTAAAATTTAGAAAAGGGGAGGCCAAAAGTAATGGCAGATTTAACGCAATATCCGCACGCAATGTATGAGGATGCAGCAACAGGTAAGGCAATGCCGCAAAATGCGGTAACAATTATTGGAAGTGCAATTAAGGCGCCTATTGAAATTCAAGGCAGAACAACAAAGCCGATCATTACTCATAATGCCGTTTTAGTTACAACGTCAAATGGTAGTTATGGGATAGGGTTTTTCTCATGTGATGGGTTCGATAAAATAGCAGCTATTTTAAAAAGTGACGCAGCCGTTAACACGTCCGTTAGTGTCGATTGGTCACACGATGGCGTAACTTTAGATTGGAATGAAGTAATAGCAGCAAACACCAACCAAACAAAGGGCGGCATACTAGACATTAAAGCGCCGTTTTGCCGTGTATTTGCTTATAATAGTGATGCGGCATCACATACAATAACAGTAAAAACATACTTACGATAAGGAGGTATTTAAAATGACATTCGTTAACCCACCAAACGGCCCGGGAGTAATGCATCTAACAGACGAGGAAAGAGCAGCTATTACGGAGAAATTACAAGTTATTATCGAAGGTTTTACGCCTACTATTAACCAACCGGAGATTGACACGCAATATATCACCGCAAAATACAACCAACAAAACGCAGGAAATGAAATTAACGGGGACACGGTAGACGATTTATTAGGCACTAAAAAAGAAGGTGAATAAATGGTACAAGCAGCGATTATTACACCAAAGAAAAATTTGTATAAAGGTTTTATTTCTAGTCCAATTCAAGGTAATGCTTCAAGAACTGTACGTTCTGAATTTAAAATGGATTGGTTACCCGATATTTTAAATAGAAATGGGTATGTGTATCTTACTTTAAAAGCTAATATGACGTATACTATTTCTTTTAAGGCCACATCTCAAACTATTGGTAATGGCCAAATGGGCGTTTTTAATAATGATGCTAGTGTACAATTAGCCTCTTATACTAATTCTAATTTCTCATTTAATACAGGGAATAACACTTTAGTGAGAATGTATTTGAGAAATAGTTTAGCTATTGAAACCGTTACATTTGAAAATATTCAAGTTGAGGAAGGCGCAGCAGCAACCCAATTCGAGCCATACATCCCGTTAAACACGGCAGCAACTACAACTAATGCAGCAGCTAGGACACCGAAAAAGAATTTATTTGACGGTAAATTAGAAAGCGGATCATATAACACAGGGGATGGCACTCTTTTAGCAAATGCAACTTATGTAAGAAATGCGAATAAATATATTCCTGTCACGCCTAGCACAACGTATATTTTGACTGAATCAACGCCTAATTTGAATAAAAATATATACTATTACGATATTAATAAGAATTTTATTTCTTATTTCAACTATTCAAATAGTGGACTAACATTTACCACGCCGGCAAATTGCGCTTATATCAATTTCCGTTTACAAGCAACAGACGTTACAATAACAACGCAAATAGAAAAAGGATCAACGGCCACCGCATACGAGCCATACATCCCATTAAACACGCCGGCCATCCTGCAGCCGTCCGCATTTTCGTTTGTGGTTGATTTCGTGGGTAAGGTTGCGGGTAGTACGGTTGAAAACCCGAATATTATCAAACAAACAGGATCATCTTCATTACAAGCGCCCGCGGGTATTACTAGTGAAATATTAACAACGTCATATGCGAAAATAAATTCATTAGACGGTAACGCGTACAATGTTAGTGTTGGAACAAATGGGGGTATAATACAACAACTATTCTCATTCGACATAATTTCCAACCTTGAGAGAAATTTAGGTATTTCTATTTGGCAAGGAAAAACGTTATTGAGTGAAAAAATTGTTATTGCGAAAAGTATTATAAGTACTATAAAAGCTGATTGGTGGGGGTTTGGTAGTTCGGTTGGCGGTAATGGTTCAACATTTAGTAAGTGGTGGGGTAGTTGGGTAGGCGCTATTTCTCACTCGAATGGAACGATTTCTAAATTAACCGTAAGTGAAACTAATATGAGCGGTTTTATTGATGTTAATGGTTTTGTTCATTTCCTAGCATATACTAATAACCCGTCAGACGGTACAACCGCAAGCGTAATAAATACCGATTACATTTCATTAACATTAACAGGATCAATACCAAACGGTGGAAAGAATACGCCTGCAATTTAACCCGGTTTAATTACCGGGTTTTTTATTTTGTAAATATTTTCATATTTTGTATAGACAAACATAGATTAATAGGTTAATATGAATATAGGTTCTAGGAAATGAGGTGATTAAATGGAGCCAAAACAACTTAATGTTGCTATTTCACCGGAATTAAAAAAGCAACTAGAATTATATTGCATCATGAACGACAAAACACGTAAGGACGTTGTAGAAAAAGCATTAAGGTTATTTTTGAACATTGAAAACTAAATAAAAAGGGGTAATGACAATGCAGGCGGTTAAATTAGTTCATACTAAAAACATGGTTAAAGATGAGTGGTTAAACCATCGTAAAAACGGTTTAGGCGGATCGGATGCGGCAGCGGTTGCGGGCGTTAGTAAATATTCTAGTCCGTTAGTTGTGTACATGGAAAAACGTGGATTATATAGCAAGACGGTTGATAATGACGCCGCTTATTTTGGTAATTTATATGAGCCGGTTATTAGGAAAGAATTTGTTAAACGTATCAATGCAGGCCGTGAGCCGGAACAATATGTAAAAGTTACCCAATGCAATTACTTATTGCAGCATCCGAAATACGATTTTATGTTAGCTAATGTTGACGGTATTATTAATTGCCCGATCAATGGAAAAGGCATATTAGAAATTAAAACGGCGTCGGAATACTTAAAGGATGATTGGGCAGGCGACGACATACCAAACGCCTATTACTTACAAGTAATGCATTATTTAGCGGTTACGGGTTTAGAATTTGCATTTGTTGTTGTAGTCATTGGCGGGAATAAGTACAAACATTATTTTTTAAAACGTGACGAGGACACAATTAGTAGTTTAATAGCTATTGAGTATGATTTTTGGCATAATCACGTAATGGCCGCGGTTCCGCCGGTTGCAGCAGGAGGCGACGCCGAATATGACATGATGAAAATTATGTATCCTAATTCATACGATGAGACGGTAATAGAATTGCCAATAGGCTTTAAAGACGTAGTGGAAGGATACGAGCAGCTAAAAGAGGAAGAAAAAGCACTAAAAGCTGCAATGAGTGAACATAAAAACCGTATTGCGTTTGCTATGCAAGAAAATGGACAAGCATTTGCAGGGCCACACCAAATTAATTTTAAGGCCAATAAAAACGGCGTTAAATCATTAAAAATCAAATTAAACAAAAGAGAGGTAAATGTACAATGACAACTGAAAAAAGAGACGCATTAAAAGGCGCATTAGCTGCAAAAGCAACAGGGGGACAAGTTGCAGAAAAACCAAAAACACCGCAGGCATTAGTTGGCGAATACCTAGCAAAAAATATGAAAGCGATCCAATCAGTATTACCGCAACATATGAATAGTGACCGCATGGCCCGCATTAGTTTAAATGTTATCCGCGACAATCCGTTATTGCTGCAATGTAATTTACCATCTTTAATGGGCGCCGTGCTAGAAAGCGCAAAATTAGGCTTAGAGCCGGGGTTATTGGGCCAATCGTACATTTTACCGTATAAAAACTATAAGGCCTCAAAAGCTGCAGGCGTAGACGTTTACGAGGCGCAATTTATAATTGGATACAGGGGCCTAATTGATTTAGTTAGACGATCCGGTCAAGTATCAACAATTAGCGCGCAAGCCGTACACGAAAAAGACGTATTTAATTTTGAGTATGGTTTAGAGGATAAATTAGAGCATAAGCCGGCATTAAAAGATAAAGGGGCCGTAATTGCTTATTATGCACTTGCTAAAATGAAAGACGGCGGCTATTCATTCGTAGTTATGAGCCGTGAGGACGTCGAGCACCACCGCGATAAATACAGTAAAGCCAAACAATATGGCCCGTGGGTGGATGAGTTTGACGCAATGGCCAAGAAAACAGTATTGCGCCAATTGATTAAATACCTTCCAATTTCCGTGGAATTTTTATCTAATGATGAGTCTAACGGCGTTCAAATGCATAACTCAATGGCAGAGGACGAGAACGTAATAGAGGTTGATTATGAAACGGGCGAAATTTTAGCAGCGCAACCGGTAGGAGGGTTAAACAATGATAAATAGAGTCGTATTAGTTGGCAGATTAACAAAGGATGTTGATTTACGGTTTACGCCTTCGGGCGTGGCCGTTGCTCAATTCACATTAGCGGTTAACCGTACTTATTCAAACCAAAGCGGCGAGCGTGAGGCAGATTTTATTAATTGCGTAGTTTGGAGAAAACCGGCAGAAAATGCAGCAAATTTTTTACGCAAAGGATCAATGGCAGGAGTCGAGGGCCGCATACAAACGCGATCATTTGACGGGCAAGACGGAAAGAAAGTATATGTAACGGAAGTTGTAGCGGATAGCTTGCAATTTTTAGAGCCACGCAACGCAAACGGGTCCGGTAATACAAATACACCGGGTAATACTCAAAACGCCAATACGGGCGAAAATAAGCCATTTGAGGCACCGGCCCAAAAACCTAATTTTAATAATGATCCGTTTGGCGGTCCTGGTAAGTCAATAGATATTACGGATGATGACTTACCTTTTTAGAATAAAGTGTCATTGATTAATAGTGTCAAATATCGTATAATAACAATATCTTTTAAAAAGGGGTGTTATTATGCGATGGACTGACGAAAAAATAAAAGATGAAATACTGTGGTGTATAGAGTTGTTAGGAATTGACCGTATGCCAACGAGCGTGGAATTAACGAAAGAGTTAGGCCGTAATGATTTACATTTGAAAATTTGCAGAACATTAACTTATAAAGGTTGGGCGGAAAAATTAAATTTAAGGCGAAAAGGATCGGACACATTAACCGGAGAAATTGAAGAATTTAACACTAAATCAAATTTAGAAAAAATGGGTTTTTCAGTTGAAAAAATGAGTGCTAGACATCCGTTTGACTTATTAATCAATAACTCTATAAAAATTGATATAAAAGTTTCTAAAATTCATAATTTCAAAGGTTACGAGTGTTTTGTTTTCAAAACAAAACAAAATGCGCCGTGCGATTTATTTATTTGCATAGGTGAATTTATGGGTAATAGAAAAATTTATGTAATACCTTCAAAATTGGTTCATGCGTCAACTTTAACCATTGGAAAGAATAGCAAATACAACCAATTTATTGATAGGTGGGACTACTTACATAAATTCAATGATTTTTATAAAACAATAAAATGAAACGAGGGGTAAAAATGTTAAAATTAAATAATGAGCAAGCGGCGTCAGCATGGGAAGATTATAAGGAATTTCACGACATAGAAATTAGATTTCAGCATAACATTGCTAAAAAAACAATTGAACAAGCTTTCAAATATGCGTTTGCATTAGCTATGGATGCAGCAGAAAGAGCAGCACAACAACAGGAGCCGGAGAAAAAAGAATATAAAGCACCGCCGGAAATGAAAGGTATTCCTTTACCGGATGAAACTGTTAATAAAACGGTTAAAAAAGGCATTAAAAGAGAATTTAAAGGGCGTATCACTCGTACATACGAGCAGCGCAAAAAAGAGGCTCAATTATTAGTTAGTTTTTTAAGAGGGGCGCACGATGGATATAAAGCATTAAAAGACATTGTTTTATTTATGAATATTTCCGGTTGTAATGATTGGAACGGAAATAATGCATCCGGGTTCGTTAAAGACGCAATGAGACAATATCCGCAAATAAAACGCATTGGTTTGGGCTTATACAAGTATGAAGATCAATGACCAATGCAAACGTTGCGGCCGTCCATTAAAAGACAAACGGAGCCAAGAGATAGGATACGGCCCTAAATGCTATAAAAAGACCGTATACGGAGAGCAAAAGACAATTTATGATTACATTGAAAACGATCAAAAAACCGGGTGAAAAATTCCCGGTTATTTTTTTATGAATAATGTTTACAAAGTAAACGTAGTATGATAACATAGGTTTATAAGGTGATATGTAAAAACTATATCGTTACTATTCCAATGCGGAGTTGTTGAGAGCGTGAAGGCCCACGGGGTAAATTTATTTTACGAGGTGAGGAAAGTAGCGCAAAACGAAAAGTAAAACCTCTATCACCTTAAAAATTGGAGGGGTTGCAAATGCACAATTGGAAAACTCATTCTAAATGTTGTACGTGTAAAGAAATGAAATTAAAAACCGAATTAATAGACGGTATAAATTGCGCAAACTGCAACGATCAAAATAAAATTGCTAAATTATCAAAAGAAAATTCAAAAGTTGTAACAAAACGCAAAGCGTGCAAATGCAATAAATGTAACAAAATAATAAAAGTAGGAGAAAAAGCATTTTCTCAAAGGATCGAATTATTAAACGGGAATGACTACTATATTTATTTTCATACTAATTGCGCAGAAATTACAGAATAAAAAATTTTACGTATATTGTTTAAAATTCAAAAGTTATAAATGAGTTTAGAACATATTGGAAAAATCAAATATAAATGATCCGGCCCAGGCAACAAGGTTTAAAATAAAATAAAAGGCGGGTTTAAAGTGAAATTAGAAACCATTTTAAAAATTGAGAATAAGCACCGCAAAAAAAGATTGTTATTTAACCTAATTATGCGGAGTATGCCGCAAAGCGAAAATTGGAAAGTTGCAAAAAAAGAATTTGATAAATTACATTATTAACGCCCGGGCAACCGGGTTTTTTATTTGTC